AGGCGGGCGCAGCCGAATGGTTCGGCCTCGTCGCCCTCGTATAAGTATTCGGTACTCGTCAAAAGGATGTCCTTGCACTTTCCCGAAAGCGTGGAACTGGCGAGCGCGGCGGCTTTTAGCGTGTCGCACTTGTCGTCAAACTCATCCTCAAGGGCGGAAGTCGTCGCCGCCTTGGCCCAGTAGTCCACGGCAAGGGTCAGCGTCCGCAGTTGGTGCCGGTTGACGGTAAGCGTCTGCGTGTCAGTTTCCTCGCGCATCTGCCAAACGTAGATCAGCGGGAAGTTGCTGCCCTCGGTGACGGTGTAGCGCCCCTTGTAAACGCGCGCAGCAACTAAGCCGGTGACGTTGGTAAGCGCAGTTACGAGTGCGTCTTTGATTTCTTTGCGCGCGGAAGCCATGTCCTATTTCCTTTCGAGGATCGTCACAAAGCCGAGGTTTGTAGCCCGACCGGCAATTAAGCGGTCGATCTTGCGCTCGGTTACCCGCTCGCGGTTTTTCACCGCGTTATCAACCACGCGCTGATAGTCGGGGATCTTGATGTCAAAGCCGGTCGAGCGAACGTGCGGGTTGTCACCGTCAAACTTTGCGTCAACGGAACCGGATGCTGCCGAATGCCGCCCGATCCATGCAGCAACGGTCCCGCCAGCGGCTTGCACAACGGGTGCCTGCGCTGCCTTGGCCCAGCCTACGCGGGATTGAAGCTCGCGCAGGTATTGGTTCGCCACGGAATCCTTGACCCACATCTGATCTTGCACTTTCCAGCGTCCGATCATGCTGCGCGAAACCAAGCCTGTCCTGCCGGTGCGTGGGTTTTGGTATCGCTTGTGGAACGCGCGCATCTCGGCAATGGACGCATTGGGCTTCCAGAACTTGCGCATGATGCGGATATTCTTCGACCCCTCCCATCCGAGGTTTACGCCTACCGTCTGCGTGCTGCTGTTTCGCGGCGGAACCAGCGTCGAGCTTCCGATTTTCTGGAACAGGCCGATTGAGGATTCAAAACCCCCGTTGCTGCGCCGGACGCTCCTGCCGCCAAACAGATCCTTGCGGATAGATGCGCGACCCTGTGCGTGGCTTGCCGGCGGGGTGAGTTGCTGAATGTTGCGCGCGATTAAACGGGCTTCCTCGCGGATCACCTGCCCGTAATCAACTCGCGCCTGCTTGGCCAGTAGGTAAAGGCGATCCTCTAGCTCGCGCGTGTTTGCTGTGATGCTCAGTTGCACGGCTCAAATCACCCGCTTGACATCAAACTCAATGCCCACGCCCTCGGCATCGGCGCGGACGGACTCGACGACGTAGGTCACGCCAGAGCGCACGAGAGTCTGCCGCAGGGTAGGAGTCACGGAAAGCTCCGTCGCCGTGGTGAAAATGGTGAACCTGCGCTCGTCGCGCAGTTGGTCGTTCATGTCGGCAAAGGCGTTCTGCCGCTCGGCCCACACGCCCGAAAACGTCACGCCGCCCGTGGAGGCGGTCAGCGCACCTGCGCGCGAAAGCACATCGTCCCAATCGGAAAGGAGGGTTGCGGAGTCAAAATCGCTCATGGCTATAAAAGCCCCGCCTGTCCAATCAGGTGCGCGGGACCACAATCCGGCGCTCGTGCTGCCAATCGTGGCGCGGGTCGAGGTCTGGTATGTGGTGCCAGTCGTCGCGGACGGCGCTCGCCAGGATGCTCGGGGCCGTGTTCACCGTCAGCACCCGCTTGGCGACGGAGATCCACGCCACTAGGTCGGCGATGCTCGGCAACTCCTGGCACCCCAGTTCCCGCTTGCCGATGACGCAGATCGGCATGCCGCCAAACATCTGATGCGCTTTGAGGATCACCCAGCGCGGGTCGGGCGGGTTGCGCTGCGAGTATCCGTTCGGGAACACGAGGCACGCCTCGCGCACCCACGCAGGCACACCGGAAGTGTCGGGCGGGTAGTCAAGTTCGATGTCCCGCCGCACCCACGGGTACGGCTTGTAAACGAAGTCCATCCAGTTAAGCCCGCTCGCCTCAAACTCGGCAAAGCGGTTAGGCCAGATTTGCAGGTCGTAAACGTGCCCGTAACCCTCGCGGGGTTCGCCGGGGTTGACCGGCTTGACGTAGCTGACGAGATCAAAGAGCGGGTGGTACTCGGGGCGGCACTCAAAGAAAACCTCCGTGCCGAGCAGGGAAAGCCCCTTTGCGAGCGGCAGGCACCGCGCAACGTCGCCAAGGCGCTCGTGATAAACGATCAGGGAGCGCTTAGGCTTCATACGAGATGATCGGAGCCTTAACCCAAGGGAGGACGCCACAGAGGTCGGCGGGGCCGCGCATGGCTTGCAGGCGGTCCCATGCGGCGGGGTCGTAGTCTTCCCCATAGAAAGCCTGCTTAAACTCAATCTGAGCGCGGGTCGCATAGGCGTAATGGTCGAAAACAAGCCCCATCTGGGCGGTTGCGGAGTGCGAAACGTAGTCCTTTGCCCCGATCAGGATTGGCGGCTCGTGGCGCTCAAAGCGCATTCCCGGCACAAAGCGCCATGCGCGTATCCACTCATAGGCGCAATGGTTGCCAAATGCGTTCGGGGTGCAGACAAACCGGCGCGGCCCGACCCAGTAGCGACAAAGGAACATCGCGCCGTGGGCCTGCGGGTGGCGGTCGAACAGGGCAGGGATGACGCGAAGCTGGGCGGGTTGCCAAATCTCGTCCGCGTCCATCTGCATCAGGATTCCCGGCTCGGTGAACGTCGCCAGTGCCGTGTTGCACATGGCGGTTTTGCCCGGCCAGCGTGGTTGCCGGATGACAGTCACGCGCGGGTCGCAGGCGATCTCGTCAAGGAACGTAAGCGTGCCGTCGTCTGCCGGTGCTTCAATCTGCTGGCACCAGTCGGTGTCACCTACGGGGTCGGCTACTCCGTGAACAAGCGTCCATTGCCAGTCCTCAAGCTCCGTCAGGTTACGGTAGATTTCCGCCAGCCACGGCATCCCGTTCAAAACAATGGTAAACGCCCTAATCATTCGTCTGCCTCCGTGCGGTCACACAGGCATGGCAGGTTTTTCCCGCAGCGGGCGCATTGCAGTTTCGTCCCGCAGCATACGTCTTCAATCGTCGCCTCGTGCGTCTGCGTGAGCGGCACCGGACGTTCGCCCGATTCGATCCATTCGGCGCAGAGCAGGTAGCCGTGCGCGTCAATCAGGTTGTCCGGCTTGTGCCGGTATGCCTCGCGCGAAATCTTTAGGAGCGCCATCATCAAAACCGCTTCCTTTGGCGTGATCGGTTCGCGCAGCTTGTGCGTCAGGAAGCCAGTCCACATCGTCGCTGTTTTGGCGTAGTCGTCTGCCGGCGTGCCGTAGCTCGCGTTTCGTTCTCCGAGGACAAGCTCGGCAGCTTTGTCTGCGTAGGTACTCATGTTTCGTATGCCGTCGAAACGGCGTTGCGTTTGGCCCAAGCGTCAAAGTGGAGCAGGTTGTGCCGCCCGTACTCGTCCAGACCCGCGCTGGCGGTGCTCTTGGGGTGCGACGGGTGCCGCAGGTTGATGTGCGCGGAATAAATGCCGTGCTTCTGCGCGTTGCGGGTAAGCCACCAGTCAACGTGCGTCCCGCCGACGTACATCTCAGGCAGGTCCGGCGCGTAGTATTTATCCCACGCGGCGCAGGTGAAAATGTAGGCGTCAACGCCAAGGCACACACTGGCGTCATCCTCGACGCGGTGCATGCCATGCACGCCCTCGTATGGCCCCGGCGGCATGCCCATGATGGCGCAGTCGGAGTTGATCCACATGAACGCGCCGGACGGCAGGGAAAGGCTGCGCGCCAGTTTCAGCATGTCGGTCAGGAGCGGGCGAGGCGTGCCGTTGACGATCACGGGGTCAATCCTGTGCCGCAGTAGGCTTTCAATCATCGCCCGTTGCGCCCGCTGGGTGCGCCCGTCGTTGTTGTTGACCCACGCGGTGACCGCTTTCATCGCTTCGCGCCAACGAGGTTTAGGCTTACGTCGCAGCCGTGGAGATTAAACCGGCTTGTGTCCTCCGCGAAGGATTCAAACCTGCTGATGTAGGCCAGGCCGCATTGCTCCATCAACATGCACAGCAGGTTTTCCGTGAAGCCGACAAAGTGCCTGTTTTGCGGATACTCGCAGCCCCCATAGATGCACTTCATAAAGTTAAACTGCTCCGTCGGGTTGTCTGTCGCGGCAATGGCGGGGCCAACTTTTTGCAGGTCAGGAACGCTGATGTAGCACCTGCCGCCCGAGGCCAGCAGTCCGACCCAACCACGCAGAACGTCGCCCGCGCTTGGGGTCACGCTGTTGAAGCCGAAATGCTCCAAAACGTGACAGGCGTAAACCGCCTCTGCGCCTCCGGTGAGCTTGGAAACATCGGCCAGGTCGCAGACCAAATCAACGGCAGGCGATACGCGGGTATCCACATTAATCCAGTCGGGCAGGCGAATGTCGCCGCAGCCAAGGTGATAGCGAATCGGGGTTTTCATTGGGCAAGCGTGAGCCGGGGCGCGTCGGGATTGCGGCGGTGGTAGGTGCCGAGGCCGCGCTGGTACTTCTCGCGTGCGTTCTGGCGGCGATAGGTTTCGTCCCACTCGCCCTTGCCAAAAACGGGGTGCGCGTGCGTAAACTCAATGTGCCGCGCGTCGATCACCACGCCGTCACGGAAGGCGCGGAACGAATACTCGTTGTCCGAAAACATGCTCTCGTACTCGTGCGAAAACATCTCACAACCCTGCTGCTTCCAGCGGGCGCGGGACAGGATCGCCATGCACATCAACTGGTCCTTGCGCGTGCCGTCGCCGACCCAGAGGCAGAACGGGGCGAGGGCAGGCGAGTGACCCGCGTGCGCCTTGACTAGCGCCGTGTCCCAACCCCGCGTCGGAATCCAGTCGTCGGAAAGTTGCACGAACAGGTCGGCGCGGGCCTCGTGCGCGGCCATGTTCCACGCGGCAACGCAAGTTCGTTCCTTGCTCACAACCCGCTTAAAGCTGCGCAGCCAGCGGAGCGATTCCGCGTCGTCGTCGTCAATGGCGAAGATGTGTTCCACTTCCTCGGGGCGATCCGCCGTGTCGAGCCACAGTTCCCGGCACTGGATCGCTCTATTTACCCGACCGCGAGTGGCGTGCAGGAGCGCGATGCGGGGCGATTTCGGCTCGTAGGTGGCGGCAAGCTCGGTCTGCCCGTCCATACGCAGGGCGCGGGCGCGCATGTCCTTTGCCGCCCATCCGTCCCACTTCGGCTCGTAGCACCAAAGGCGGTCGCACGGCGGCACGGCAGGCGCCTCCAAGAGCTTGAGTGACCAATGCAGCGCCCGCTCGGCGGAGTCGTCTTGGAACGCGCATTGCGTGAGCGCCGCCAACGCTTCCTTTTGGCGCGGGAACAGGTAGTGCGCACGCAGGGCATAGACTGCCGCCGCTTCCTTTTCGTCCGCGAGGGCGGCGAGATTGAGCAGGCATTGATAGCGCATGGTCGGATTGCCCCCCGGCAGGCCGAGGAACAGTTCACCAAAGCGCCGCGCGGCATCGGTGTTTCGCTGGTGGAAGTTCTCCTGATGGCAGTAGTAGTAGTTCGACGGGGCATCGCGCAGGGCAGCAGTCAGGAGCCGCAGGTTGCGCTTTTCACCGCCAGCCTTCGGGCCGGATGGGGCGTGAATCCATGTAGGCGATGGGCGCGACTCCCACTTGTCGCCATCATGCATCAGCAGGTTTTCGTGTACCGGCCAATGCCAGCACCGCCCCGCCTGGAACGTCTCGCGCCGGATCGCACGTTCGCGCACCGTGACCTTGCCCGACTGCGGCACGGAGTACGGGAAGCGCAGCATGACGTTTTCGCCCGCGTTTTCGATCTCCCGGCGCAGGGCGGCTGCGTCGTCAATCAGGTCATCGCAATCGGCCCAGAACAGCCAGTCGCC